CAACACTTCTTACATATATCGAAGAGAAGATGGGACATATTACTGGCAGCATTGTAGAAAGAATGCGGAGGACGACCTCTTCGTAGATGCTGATGAGTTGCAACTCGAACTTCTAGGTAATCCTGTGCTGTCTAAAGAATTTGTTTTAAAGGCAATATATTACTAGTAACCGCCACCATAACCTGATCCAGAAGAACCAGAAGAACCAGAGGAAGAACTACTACCACTGCTACTGCTGCTGGAAGAACTAGAACTAGATGATGAACTGCTGCTAGATGTGCTGCTAGATGTGCTAGTTGTACTGCTAGTTGTGCTAGTTGTAGTCGATGTAGTTGTAGTTGCTGCTGTACTTGAAGTTGCAACTCCGACGCTTCCTGATGTAACAGCAGAACCAGTAGGACCATAGTCGAATGTAGTTGCACTCGTTGCTGCTGCAGTTCTAGACACACTAGCAGTAACATAACCTGCAATATCAATGAACCTCGCTGCAATAGACAGTGGGGTTTTCTTATTATTAACGTTATCGAGTTCTGGATGAGGATTATATGCAACCTGCTCTGCGATCTCATCAACCATCATGTCTGCAAGACCTGAGGTTGGAATCATAATCTGTCTTTTCAACTCATTCTCAAAGACTTCATGCTCATAGTTTGACACAGGAAATCTAGATTGTTCTGTAGTTAAAGTAGTTCCATCAGGCATAACAGTTCTATAACTTTCTAGAACTTCAATACCTTTCTTTGTAACAACTATATCACCATCTAATGCTTCTTGAGTTTCATAGTGATGAATACCATCTACGTTTGAATATTTTGACCTAACAAACTTTTGTAAGTCATATTCTTTCTTTGGCCACTGCTCATAAAAGTCTGTGATGTTGTTCACCATCAAGATAACCCAGTCTAAATGACCATCACCTAAGAAAACTCTTGCTAGACTCTCAGGTGTGTCACCTTCTCTAATAGAATATGCTTCAAACTGAGTTACATATTGATCAAGGTCTTCTCTTACCTTTACTCTTCTGAAGATATTTTTGACCAAACGATATCTATAGTTCTCATTATCAGAGATACCTTCACCGACATATACGTTTGGGAAAAAAGAAAAATAAGACATTAGTAACCTTGTGCGATAGTGCCCTGATTGAGGACTGAAGTTTCGGTAAACTGCATATCAAGTTGAATAGCAGGGACTGACACTGCAGAACCATCGATTGTTTGGAAAGATGAATACTGCCCATCAGGAGTATAGTTTACTGAGATGTTAGTGCAAACTGAAGGATGTATCTTGAAGTGTAGTGCAGAACTGTTCTCAGAGATAGTATCTGATTCGGGATCATATCTAACAAACGTAAGTCTATACTTATCAGGAACCTCAAAGAATCTATTAGCAGCAATCTGACCTGCGTTAGCAGTATTAATACTTGATGAAACATCAACACCTGTTGCTTCCTCACCTTCACCTGATTGGTTGTTAAACACACCTAAAAACTCTTTAACATCTACACCCTTAATCTTTGGTGCTGCACCTTGTTTGAGGTAGGTAATGATATTGAATATTTCTTTTGCTTCATTCATTGAACGAGCAAAGAACTTGAAAGAAAATGAGTGAGTTCTAAAGTTCATTTCTTTAAAGATCTGTTCAGCAAATGGGTTGAACACTCTACCTTGACCAACAGCAAGAAGATCACTTGCACTAGGACCTCCTCCATCACCACCGACAAGTTGATTTAAAACACCAACAGAATCTGCTATAACGGACGCTGCTGCTTGTGGCATTGCTGCACCCGCAGCGTCTGAGATAGTCTCTGCTGCACTATTAAATGAAAGACCACCTGCAGCATTAGTACTAATCATAGTGCTTGCCATCACACCTGCAACACCCATATTGACTTTGGCATATGATGCTGAGTATGCAGTTGAGATGTTTTTAGGCATCGCAATGTACACAGTAGTATTATCATTGTTAAGAAGCGTTTCACTTCCTGGCATATTCATGCCTTTATAACCGCCTTTGTTGTCTTTGTAATTTATTCTTGCTCTCTGAATCCTGATATAATCAACTGCTTCCGTAGGGAACTCTTCACCACTCGCTGATGATACGGTTGGTCGTAAAGGATATCTAAGTGTTGTAGTTGTCGCCATTCGACCTAAATAAAAGAGTACATATATTATATTTATGAGGTATCAAGGAAAATATCGTCCTAGTTTCCCTCGCAAGTACAAGGGTGATCCTAATAATGTTATTTATAGGTCATCTTGGGAGTATAAGTTTATGAAATGGTGTGACGTCACACCTTCTGTAACTGAATGGGGTAGCGAAGAGATTATCATTCCATACATCTCACCTGTTGATGGTAGAAGACACAGATACTTTCCAGATTTTTATGTGAAGGTGAAGGGTAAGAAGTATCTGGTAGAAGTCAAACCATTTAAACAGACTCTTGAACCAAAAACACAAAAACGACATACTAAACGCTATATAAATGAAGTCGTTACCTATGCTGTGAACCAAGCAAAGTGGAAAGCAGCAACTGAGTTTTGTAAAGACAACTCTTGGGAGTTTATGTTAATTACCGAAAAAGAACTTAAGATCTAATGGCAATCCCAAACAAAGAAAGTGCTAGACCTATTGCTCCTACTGGAGGTGGAGTAGGTGCGTTCATGGAGACAATGATTAAAGACGAGACAATGCGTCCGTCTACACTCAATAAGTACTCTGTCAACTTTGCATCACCCCCAATACTTTTATCAAAGGCAGTTGGTGGTAAATCTGAAGGAGATGCTTTACAACTAGAAACGAAAAATCCTGCAAACTTACTAGACTACTATGCAAAAAGTGTAAGTTTACCTAGCAGACAGATTACTACTGGTCAGTTTCAACCCCCAGGTGCGTCAGTAAGATACGCAACTAACCAAGCATTTAGTCAGATGCAGATGGAGTTTATAGTTCCTGCATCTCAATACACAAGAGCAATTTTTGAAACATGGGTGAATAGAATCAGTAGAGATTCCAATCAGATGGTTGATTTTTATACGCAGTATGTGTCACCCAGAGTAAGAGTATATAAGTGGGAGTCACAGGCAGGAAAGAATGTTCTTACTGGTTGTTGGGAGATGAGTAACGTGTTCCCTTACAACATTGGATCTATTCAGTTGAGTAACGAGCAGAATCAACTCATGACACTGACCATGGGATTCTATTATGAGAGATATAGATTCTTTAACGGATCACAATTCTCAGATCCTGGTACTGGTAGAGAGATTACAATCCCTGGTCAGGTAGGTGACACTGTTGACGATGCTACTGAAAGAAATGCAACTTTAAATACACAAAACACCTATACTGGTAAGACATATACAGTCGCAGGTGTTACATATAGAAGTGACACTGGTCAACCTATCGCATACGACGGATCATATACGGGTCCGAGAACTTAACTAAATAAAAACATGAAGTGAACTACACCTTATGGCATTACCTAAGCTAAACGTACCTAAGTACAAACTGAAACTACCGTCTGACGGTAGGACTGTGAACTATAGACCTTTTCTTGTTAAAGAAGAAAAGTTATTGTTAGTCGCAACTGAAACTGGTGAACAATCGGAAATCATCGATGCTATCAAAGACATTATCAAGAACTGTACGGATCTGGATAGTGTAGATAACTTAGCAACCTTTGATATTGAATATCTTTTCTTACAGATTAGAACTAAGTCTGTTGGTGAAGAAGTTGAAGTGCTTGTCAACTGCCCTGATGATAAGACAACTCAAGTCAAAGCAAAGATTCCTCTTGACCAGATTAAAGTTAAAAAGACTAGAGGGCACAAGACTACTATTCAACTAACTGATGAGTGTGCTGTTGAAATGAACTATCCAAGTCTGGATATGTTTGTGACTATGAACTTTACCGATCAACAAATCACTGTTGATGATGTATTCAAAATGGCAGCAGCATGTGTGAAAACTATTCAAGATCCTAATCAGGTCTACGAATGTAAAGATATTCCTCAAGATGAAATTCTTGCATTCTTTGATGATATGAACAGCGCACAGTTCCAGAAGATTCAAGACTTCTTTGACACTATGCCTAAGTTAACACACACCGTGAAGGTCACTAACCCTAACACTGAAGTGGAGAGTGAAGTAACACTAGAAGGACTGGCAAGTTTTTTCGGGTAGCCCTACTTCATACCAATCTACAATCATACTATGAGGGTAACTTTGCATTGATGCACCACCACAAGTGGAACATCGAACATATAGATAACCTTATGCCATGGGAAAAGGAGATCTACATTGATATGCTTGTCCAACACCTCAAAGCGGAAGAACGTAGAATGAAGGAGAAACAATAGCAGTGGCAAAAATCGTAGCATACAAATTTGTAAATCCAGGAGGAGGATCGGTAAGATCATCTGGAGGAATTGCTGCGAGAAGTCAACTGCTTGCTGTTAATCGTATTGGTGCTAGTACTCAGAGTTTAGCGAACGCATTAAATGATATCACAAAAATTAATAATGCATTTAAAAGAACTGAAACTGAGATAGAGAAAAAGCAACGTAGAAAACTACAGAGAGAACGAGATAACGCTGCTGAAGAGAGACAAGAAGGTAAGAGTGTCGAGAAGGGTAAAGATCCAACAGGAGAATATACTAAGACATTAAAGAGAGGAAAACCAAAGGGTCTCCTAAAAGGTGCTCTTGGAATGAAGAATGGTTTCTTCGGATTCTTGTCAGGATTTCTAGCACCTGTAGCAGGTTTGGTGCAGAAACTTATGGCAAAGGCACTCTTCCTTGCGCTATTAAAATACCTATCAGATCCAAAAAAGACTGAAGAAGTAAAAGTTTTTATTGAAAAGACATCAGTCGTCTTCACAAAACTCTGGCAGTTTGGGTCGATGCTTGTTGGCGGTGTCATGGATACCGTTGGACAAGTTGTTGGAAAGGAGTCTACCCTAGTAGAAAGACTGGTTGGACTTGGTAAGATTGTCGGAGCAATTACTGGCATCACACTCTTGTTGCAGGGTGTCAATTTTGTGCGAGATGCTCTTGGTCTTGTAGAAACTGTTGAAGATGTAGCAGATGTAGCAGATACTGCTAATGATATAAGAAGAGCAAATAATCAGAGGAAAGTTGCGAAAGAGTTAGCAGAGCAATTAGGTGAGAACGCAGGTAAAATAGCATCAAAACGATACCGTTATATTGTTGAAGAGTTTGGAGACGAGGCAGCAGAGGTCTTCCTCGATACCATGAGAAAAACTGGTGATTTAAAGGAAGCAAACAAAGCAGTTAACGCATTTAGAAAGACAGCAGAGACAGCAGACACTGCTAAGGATATCGCAAAAGCAGTAGATAAAACAGACACTGCTAAGGATATCGCAAAAGGATTAGATGCTGCAGGAGATATACCTGCTAAACCTGGTTTTTTCCAGAGAATGTCTCAGCAAATCGCTGATAATAAGTTTGTTAAATCAGCACGATCAAAAGTAGACGAAGGAATAGGCATTGCAAGCAAAGGATTAAAGGATGCAACAAACTTTGTTAGAAATTTTAATTTTGAAGACTTTGCATCAAAACTTCCTAAACTTGATATCAAACTTCCTAAACTCGGTATCATTGATGGGTTAAAATCTATCCCAGAAAAAGCAGCAAAAAAATATCAACAGATTGCCGAGTTTTCTGGCAAGGTATACAATAATGCGAAGTCAATGCTTGGCGGTGTCATGGATACTGTTGGTGGTACACTTGCTAAAATTGGTGAAGCAGGAAAAGATATATTTCTAAAACAGGTTTATCAACGGTTTAAACCATTCTTTGATGGTATCTACAATGTCATCAAACCCATAGGAACGAAATTTAAAGAACTGTTGTTCAAGATCCCAGGAATGGAAAAGGCAGGTAAAGTCTTGAGTGAAATGGGTATCGATAGTGTCCCTGCTCTTTTCAAAGCAGGATCAGGAAAGATCGGACAAAGAGCAAAGAGTTTTTTACCTATAATTGGTAGTATTGCAAACTTCTTATTTGCATATCAACGTCTGTCACAGGGCGATACTATTGGTGCTTTAGTTGAAGGTGCTTCGGGTGCAATCCAGTTCTCAGGAGAATTAGCAACAATAACAGGTGTAGGTGCAGCACCAGGTGCCTTATTGACTGCGGCATCATATGGCGGTGATGCTTATATGTTCCTTCGTGACTTCATCCCCCAAATACAAGAGGGAGAGGAGGCAGCAGTCAACGCTTTGGGTCTAGGTGGAATTAAGAAATTTATTGACGAAGCATATGCTAAAGTATTGCCTGGTTTAGGCACTATTATGAAGGCGATGTCAGGTGATTTGGAAGGTGCGAAGCAAATGCACGCAGAAAAGTTTGAGAACGGAACGGTGATGAGTCATGGTACTGCACTTGAAGCAAGAGAAGAAAGATTATCAGAGAAGAATGCAGATAGAAACCTTGA